GTAATCTCTTTATCTAAAGTCTTCTGTCTTTTCGGCTCGTTCGTCTTTTTGTTTGTCTTGAACAAACTTGAGTTGTGATATTCTTTGACAACATCTGAAAACAGTCTGCCTCTTTTTTTAGGTGCAAACTTCTCTGCGCTAACCTTTCTAAACTCTTCTAAAAATGATGATAGATAAGCCGGGTTTAGAATTTTAATCTTTCTTTTCTTATCTTGTTCTCTTATCTCATATTCATAGTTTGATACAGATTGTGCGTCTGTGTCTGTCTCATTACACTCAATCAAGTGTGAATAGTCATCAGGACCATCACCTTTTTGTTTACCAGATGATTGTACTCTCTCATAATGGTGTACACCATATAAATCGTCTTCGTATTTGTCTTTGACATAACTTTCAAATGATAGATGAGATAGAGGCCATTCAAAATATCTGTTTGTCACTCTATTCATCATCAATATAACATAGAAGTAATCTGCACTACCATATATCTTAAATGCGACATCTTCTGGTTTTTCACCGTTTTCTACATCATAACTATCGTATAATGAAAAGTTATCTCTAACTTTATTTCTTATCTTAACTCTACGAAATATATCAGGCACCAATTTGAAATCTTCGTTGCCGTCCATGTCGTATCTGATTTTAGGAAATTGCGTAAAAAACATAAGTCTTAATGTCCTTCGTAAATTTTTTGTTTAGTCATCAATTCTAGTTCTTGGAAAGTCAATGACATTTTATATGATACTGGCGCACCATCTTCAAAAGCACTAAATTGTGCCTCTGGTCCAAAGTTTACATCCATTGCTTTCAAAGCACACTTCGATATCTTATTCATGTATTCATTAGGTCCACCTAAATGTGCGTAATGTATTTCAAATTCAGATGGTACTTTAAATAATCTACCACCTGTGATACCTAAATCTAAATCTGGATGCATATGGTATTTAAATAGAAATATAATATTCTGTACTGCCTCTAGTTCTTTTTGACTACGAGGATGAAAATCAAATGCATATGTGAATTCTCTAAATGACGGTCCTTGATAAAACTGTTCTTCATTAGGATTGATTGCGACACCAAATGCCTTACTTACTAATTGTACGGGGTCACCAGCGCCGATAGCGTTACCTAATTCACCTAATGCTTTTTTACCAAAGTCTCCTACACTTGTGGCTGCTCCTTTTGCAATCTCCATTGCCATTTGTGTCTTATCACTTGCCGTTCTAGCATTACCAATTGTTCTTGCGATTTGACCAGCCATGTTTGTTGCCTCTGCCTCATAGTTTGCGCCGTATGACACCTTTGTACCTGCTGGCATGTATAATGCAATTGCACTTGTGACCTGTGTATGCGTAGGTAATTTTGATAATACTGAATTGTCTGTTTTTACTTCTTTAAAATTGCCTGTTTGTTTTCTTATATCGTTAATCGAACCTGCTGTGCCATGAGGACCTGCCTGTTTACCACCTTTATCGGTTGCAAAACCCATTTTTTGTGCGACTGCGAAATCTTTATTGTTCTTGCCACTAAATTTGTTCTTCAATGAGTAGAATATAATATAGTGACCTAGTTGTTCGTCTGTTAAATCTAAAGGATATTGTATTTGTGAGAATGATAATGGGTCTCTTTTCATCTTCTCTTGTGGACTATCGTTTACCTCAAATGGTGACTTCTTCAATAGTTCAGCAGCCACTTTTCCTTCTTGACTTGATACTTGTTGACCAGATAACGCATTAGATATACCACTAACTGCACCTGTAATATCATTGAAGAATGGTGTAGATAGTTTCTTTATATGTGTAGCAGCTCTTTTTAACATTAATAAATACCTTTGTAATTATGATAATATTTATATAGATTATAGGAACATTATGGCGAAAAGTTATAAAGGGTTATATAAACCAACCAACCCAAAGAAATATGTTGGTAATGCAAATCAAATAGTGTACAGGTCGTTATTAGAGAGACGGTTTATGCGTTATTGTGACCTGAATGATGATATATTAAATTGGGCAAGTGAAGAATTACCTATATCATATTTCTCACCTATCGACAAAAGATGGCATAGATACTTTCCAGACTTCATCATCAAGACATCAAACAATAAGAGGTTTGTCATAGAGATTAAACCTTATCGACAATGTTTGAAACCAAAAGCACCTAAAAGAAAAACTAAATCACATATTCGTGAACAGTTTGAGTATATCAAGAACCAAGCAAAATGGTCAGCCGCAAGAAAGTATTGTGAAGACCAAGCTTCAGATGTTGAGTTTAAGATTATTACAGAAAAAGAATTAGGTCAGTATTAACCGAAGAAAGAATAGGCCGCTCTATCGTGGTAACTATCAATATCAGTTCTCAAATCAGTAGTTGTTAAACTAGCCGCTGAATTACTTGTTGAATTATTACCTGAATTGTTTGTAGAGTTGTCAATAATAACAACACCATCTCCTTGACCTTTTTTACCAAATCTATTTACAGTTTCAGTTTTATAGGTTGTCTCTGTTGTATCACCTTGTACTGTTTCTATTGTACTCTTTGAAATGTTATCGCCCTCATTGGTAACTGAGCCTGTATCTGTACCGGCTGCCATCACTTCATTATATACTCTACTAAACGCCTCGCCTGGACTTTCACCACCTGGTAACATTGCACCAGCAGCCGCAAGACCACCTTTTGCCAATGCTTTCATCATTGTACCTAATTTGAAAATATTATTTTTGAGACCTGCAAAATCAAAAGTAAATAGACCTTTAAACCAGTTCCATGCCGACATTACAGGACCGTCTTCGCCTAAAAAGAATTCTTTTAGTGAGAATGGTTTATCGGGGTCACCAAAATTAAATATGTCTTTCAAGAAGTTAATTGCTAAGTCAAGTGGTAATGATACTACACTAAAGAAGAAATCAGCTGCACTACCAACTACGCCTGTTAGACCTGACCATATTCTTTCTGTGTCTAGTGTGAATATACCCATTACAAAATCTATAAGACCACGAATTACACCACTAAAACTTTCTGTGATACTGACACCAAAATCTGCAATGTATGTACCTAAATTTTCTAATCCAAGATATGATAATGCCATGCCAATTAAATCTGTTATCAATCGTACAAAACTACCAATGAAACCATCTACAATTGCAACAACGGATTCTCTGATACCATCTACAATAGAACCACTTTCACCATAACCATCCATAAATCCTTTAACACCATCAAATACTCCTAATATCAATGTCAATGGTAAGAATAATTTACCAATAGTTCTACCTATTGCTTTGATTGGCGCAATGATTTTACTTAATGCACCACCAGCTTTACCTGCACCTGCCGGTCCTGAAGCACCGCCACCAAATAGTCCCATTATTGCGTTCTTAAACGGAGCAAATACGGCACCAACTGATTTGGCTGCCTCATCTATTGATGAAGTAATCTTCATAATACCTGGACTACTAAAGAAACTCTTAACTGGTTTTATTAAATTATCATCTAATAGAAGTTTTATACCAGCAAATGGAGCTTTTGGCAAGTGTTTTGCCTTGAAGTCATCAAATTTTGATAGAATAGGTCCTGATATAGAAGTCTTGAAACCATTTGTCAAGTTTGTACCAAATGCTTTTGTAGCAATTTTAAAATCATCTACAAGTTTGGCACCAAAACCTAATGTAGTAATAGTACCAATGCCTTTAGCAAAAGTAGCCATTCCTTTGATAGATTTTAATTGTTGTGGTAATCTTAATATATCTTCTATATTCATTGCCTTTGCAAAAGCGGCTAAGGCAAATATACCTGCAAGAGCAGGCATTTTGAAATCACCAGTCATCTCTGATTTACTAGGCATAGAGACAGTAGATTGACTAGCTACATCTCTTTTTTCTTTTCTTAATTCAGCAGCTTGACTTCGTTCTCTTGCTAATTGGTCTTTGTCAAACTGAAACATCTGTCGTAAGGTGTCCATGAAACCTTGCGTGTTTCTTTCGTTCTCTTTACCAATCGACCTTAAATCTTCTAATATAGGAATAGAACCATTATCATTGGCTGCTACAGCACCTGCACCACCAGTTATCGCACTACCAACAGCCATTTGTGCTGATTGAATACTTGCGACTAAACTACCTCTTGTTTTACCTGTGTTCTCTGCCATTACGCTACCTTACTCTTATAATTTGCGATTGCTGATTTAATTGCGTCTTCAGCTAATACACTACAATGTATTTTTACTGGCGGAAGTGCCAGTTCTTCTACAATGTCTAAATTCTTTATTTCTTGTGCCTGTGTTAAAGACTTACCTTTTACCATTTCTGTAACCAAACTGCTACTTGCAATAGCACTACCACAACCGTATGTCTTAAACTTAGCGTCTGTTATAATATCATCTTTGACTTCAATTTGTAATTTCATTACATCACCACATGCTGGCGCACCGACCATACCTGTGCCGACATCTACTCTTTTACCATCCATACTACCCACATTTCGTGGATTTTCATAATGGTCTAATACTTTATCTGAATATGCCATTACTTAATATACTTCTTCATTGCTAGGTAAATACCATAACACACAAATAGATATACAGTTGCTACGCCTACATCTACCAAATGTTCTCTCATATGATAGATAAACTCTATGCCTGCCTGTACATCTCCCATATTACCACTTGATGTAGTTTGTTCGATTGAAACATTACCTGCACCATCACCGATATTTATTTCTTTTCCGCCTGCTGGATTATCTGACATTATTTCTTACCTTTACTTGAACCTGTATATAAACCAAACCAGGCAGCGCCAGCACCAACAACGATACTGATTAACCCACTCTGTTCCATAGTAGGAGCAGATAAGTTCATATACCATATTACACATTTATACAATAATATAATATAAACTGTTAAGAATAGTCTTGGAAAGATACGCCAAGCGTCAACGGCTCTTGCCATATGTATTATTCTTGCATATGGATTAACACCAAGGTCTTTGATTGAAGTATCTACTTCTAAATCAACCTTGATTTTCTGTTTAGGTTCTGCAACCTTAACTTCTTGTTTTACTTCTTCAGCCATTATTTTCTACCTCGTAGTTGGCGTTCTTTCGCCTTTTCGTTTTCTTCTTTTATGTGAGCCACCAAAAGGTTCACATAAATTTCCCTCTCCCATGGCACCATATTTTCTAATTCACTCAAACTATATTTATGATGTTGCATTAAAGCAAAGTTAACCTGGAAATGATTTTCTAGGCTGTCGTGAGAGAGGGCGACCCGAAAAAATCTTGTAGCCCGCTCAAAACTACTTTACTTTTCACTTTAGTTTTAGGATTAGTTACCTCAATCTCATGTTTGAGTTTTGGCATAGTTGTAAAGAATGTTTGTATTTTGTTAAAGTTTTCACTTGTTAAAGTCTCAACAAAAGCATTCAATTCTTTCTGACTATAATCCGTAGCTTGGTGTATTTCTTCACCATCATAAATTTGATAGATTGATTTGCTAATAATATCAAACAATTGATTAGTCTTCATATTGTCAGCATCCATACTTGGGTCAAAGTCTTCCATTGTAGGATATTTCATTAACATCTTAATCTTATCATTAACTTGAATTTCGTTAGTATGAGTTTCATCAACTTGAACCTCAACCTCTGTTAAATCCACTTCTACATTTGCAAAAGTTTCATTGTCGTCTGGACATTTCACTTTCAGTTTTGATACCTCTCCAACTGACTTAGCTCTTATCTGTAAAAAGATGTATTCTAAATCAAAGGTAGGCATTTTACTCACATTGATAGTACCAAATGTACATGCACTAACAATCTCTTTCAACGCATTTTGAATTTGACCATTCTCACCAGATTCCATTGCCATCAAAAGTATCTTTTCTTCTTTTACAAGAAAAGGTCTAAATTTGACCTTGGTATCTTGACTTGGTAAAGTCAATTCATATGTCGCTGTTTCTAATATAGGCAAAGCCATAATATTATCTCCTTGTTATTAAATAAATGGTGGAAATACTCTTCCACCTGTAATTCGACCTATTGGGGCATTTCTCTTAACTTGACCCAATACATCACGACCAACCCTCTGCAATTCAGGTGGTAACTTATTAAGTATTCCACCAAAGAGACCAAAGTTCTTCGCCGTCTTAATTGTAGGTACATCACCCATTGATTTACCTATTGTTGCGCCGTCTATTTGGTCTGTTGTTAAATTGTGCCAATTTCTAAAATTAAAAGTAATTGGTATATTGTGAGGACTGTCCGTTGTTCCATATCCGTACTCAACACCACCAACAACTTGTGGGTAGCATTCCATTAATCGTACACCATATGTAATTCTATCTCTATCATCAGCAGTATCAAATGAACCTAACTGATATATGTCCATGTGACCAATATAGTCATCATAGAAATTCATGTTGTGGCTATCTTTGTTAAAGATTAACTTTTGCCACTCTTCAAAGAAAACTCTTTGTCTTAAAAATTTGTCTGCATAAAATGTCATCTCGACATTACCTGGAAAACTATAACCATATGGCATTTGTCTACCTGGTCCATATGTAATATGGTCTGTTGTGTTAATGTCTCTACTAGGCATAGTTACCTTATTACACATCATAGAAACATTTTGTTGTAATTCTGTTGAGTTATAATCTTTATATGTTTGGTGTGGTGGAGGACCGTATGATGTCTGTTTTCTTCCTACATCACCTAATTTATATTTTTGAGGCATGAAAAATCTTACAACATATCTAGTTGGTCTTGAAAGACCCTCACCTTGATTTAAGGCTGCTGTAAATCTACCAATTGTGGATTCTGGATTGCCACCTGGCTTTCTCTGTAATCTTGGGTCGCCCTCAACATTATCTAGTGACCTATCTCTAGGAAATCCTAGTCGAATATCAAAGTTACCAATTCTACGACCACCTCTTAATATTGCCATTAGTATTTACTCCTACTATTTGCGAACACTTTACCTAAACTTGCACCTTTAAATTGTGCAACTGGTAAATTAATTGCAATTGCCATCTCGTCTGTGTTCACTCTTAAAAAATTACTTCTTACTTGTTTGTACAAATATTTTTTGATTGCAGCTTTTGTAAAACCTACACCTTTGATATCATCATATGACACCTGTAATCTTGTAGATTTATCAAACTTACCATTACTTGCGTATCTCTGCAATTCAGATAGAAATTTATATCTTGCACCGTATGGTAGATAGTGAAAATTCAAACCTATGAAACCACCTGGAAAGGTGTCAATAGGTAATACTAAAGGAAATATATCATAGAAAGGCATTTTGCCTTTTGTTTTAGGGTCATAAAAAAACAAGTTCATTCGACCACCACTTGGTCTACCAATCAATTTACCACTACGCATTAACGCATTAGCACTTGATTTATCTGTTATCAAAGAGGCTGCGTTTCTATACCAAGACTGTGATTTGAATTCACCATCTTGAATATCTACTAGTGGTTTAAAAATATTTACCATGCTACTATTTATACAAAAAAAAGAGGCCGCTACCAATTAAGGTAGCGACCTCTAGCGTGCTTTTTACGAAGCCTTATAGAGAGAGATAGGTTAATCTTCGTCTGCTAGTCTCGAAAAATATGACATTGTATCGTCATCATCATCTAAAGACGGAGATTTATCTTCGCTTGTTGCACTAGACACAGGAGCTGTGGCTTGCGTAGGTGGGAGTTCTACAGCAGAAACCGTCTCTGTGCTTCGTGAAGTACCAGCAATTACCCTATTCAGTTTCTCTTTGAGTTCATCATAGGTCTTAAAATTGGTAGTATCCACGAATGGGTTTAGAGGATATTGTTTCGCCCAAATAGCTTTGATATCATCATCACTATCTTTGATTGAGCTAACACCCTCAAATTCGGATTTGTCATAGTTCCAGTAACCATCCACTTTTCTGATTTTCAGTTTAAAGTTTGCACCTTTCCAAAAATCAAATGGGTTGATTGCTGTTTCATCTTCAAATGCCGGTTGCATTGCCTCTGTAATCTTGTCAAAGATTTTTTTACCAAACTTGAACAAGAACACCTTACCCTCGTTTTGAGGATGTTTAGGGTCAGACACCACAAGAATGTTAGAGTAATAAGATAACTTTCTTTTTCTCTTTCTTGCAATTTCTTTATCACTATCAACGCCAGTATTCCATAATCTAGTGTTCTCTTCGGACACAGGATCCTTTTGGTTAAGAGTTGTTAGTGAGTTCTCAATATACCAACCGCCTTTGTCTTGGAAAGCATGAGACCAAACTCTCTGCCATGGCATTTCTTCGCCACTAGTAGCAGGTAGAAAACGAATAACAGCATAGCCATTACCTGTTTTATCCATCTCTGGTTTCCAAAGTCTTTCGTCTTGGTATTTGTTTTTGTTTGATTGGTCCTCAGGATTGAGGTTCTTTTCTAACGCCTTGGTTAGTTTGTCAAAATTACTTGACGAGGTCTTTAAAGTTTCGAAATCCATATTTTTCTCCTTGTATGTATTATCGTATTGTTGTTTTCGTGTGGCCTGTATAATTCGGCCTCATTGGTATTTATACAACTTTTATAAGTTTTGTAAAACATTTTCTGCATTACTCACTTCGAAAGGGTCAGTTGTACAATTGTCTTTGAATCCAGGCTCTTCATATAATTTTTCAACAACGCCATCATTAATGATAGCGGCGTATCTCCACGACCTGTATCCAAATCCCTTGTCGTCTTTCTCGACAAGCATTCCCATACCTCTAGTAAACTTACCAGAGCCATCAGGAATTAGTTTCACTTTCTCTATGCCTAGGTCTTTGCCCCAAGCATTCATTACAAAAGCGTCATTAACTGATATACAATAAACTTCATCAATACCTTTATTTAAAAAGTTGTTGTAGTTTTTCTCGTAATCAGGTAATTGGTGTTCAGAGCAAGTTGGTGTAAATGCACCAGGTAGTGAAAACAATATCACTCTCTTGCCCTTAAAAAAATCATTTGTATCTTTCTCGACCCACTCGCCAAGAGTTCTACATTTAAATTTAACATTTGGTACTGTATTATTTACTCTCATCATATTCCTTATTCTTCTTTGCCCATTCACTAGCACTTTCACCTTTTGGTAGTGAGGACTTAATTAGTTTCTCTTTCATGGTTATACACCATAATTGTATTTTGTCTAGTATATAAAATAAACTATTCATTGTGTTATATAATACTATAAATTGAGTATATTGTCAAGCCTGGAATAATCAATATAGTTAATATTTTTTATACCATTCCACTCTAATACTGGTTTTGTAGTCTGGTCATTCTCATCATATGGTTGTTGTACCTTGAAAAACTGTATATCTGGATACATTTTGAACAGTTCTAACCATTGTTTAATCCAGTTGATACATGGTGTTGGTTGATGTTCAGCAGTCACATAATGTTTTGTTGACTTATACATGTTATTTACATGTCTATCTTTTGAGAAGAGGTCATGTCCTAACATAAAGACATAACTTGGTTTCTCTCTTTTACATGCAACATAACCACTTGTTGGACCTGCAGCCCAACCAAAATCTTTAAATTCACCATTGTGCCATTTCATATAATCTACAAGTGATGTTGTCTTATCTAATTTTGGGTCAACATAACTGACATAGATGTTAGACCTGTTTACATTTTGTTTTTCTTTAGTACCATCTTTTTTGATAATATCAGCAACACCTTTGACAGTAGAACCATGGAGAACAAATTGTGTTGTTTCTTCGGTTCTATTATTTTCTACCATAAAACCGTTTTCTCTCATGTAATTCATTTCACTATCTTCCATGCCGGCGTCTGTAATCATACTATCGAAACCCATAATTGGCAATTTAGTCCAGTTTCTAAAGAAACAAGGTATTTGATATGCTAAACCTTTATGAAATATCTCATGCATAATACCATTGTCAACACTTGTGATAACATCTGGTGTGAAATCTCTTGTCAATGCATTACAACCATATAGTTTACCATGAGGTCGGTATTTTTCTAAATCTATACCTCTACGACTTTCAGCATTGCCTATACAAAACACATTCATTTTTTCATCCACTTATGCCATGTTTCTTTCATGTAATTATAAGACCTTTCAAATTTATTATGTGACATTAAACTATGTATTTCATAATCTCTCATAAACTTTTCGTCTCTGCCTCTTTGTTCCATTTCAACATCATCATTTTTTACTAATATCATTTGTGCTACTGGTGTGCCAGCAGGTATCATATATTCACCGTCTCTAAAAAATGCCAACACAGCGTTTAATTTTGGCATGCCGTATGAGTCCGTGTAAGAACCAGGAACGGCCATCCAATCGCCTGTGTCTAAATGAGAAGGATGTAATTGTAATAGTTTATAACCTAATGGTACTTTCACAACCCATGGTGTATTAATTTTTACTAATCCTTTAAACCAACCCTCTGGCCAGTTCTTTCTAAAATCTGTATATGCAAACTCTTTATGAATACCAACTGTGACTTCACCTGTTTCAAAACTTGCTTCATAATCATTTAATGGTGTTGACCATTTTAGACCAGCGCCACTTATATTAAGTTTGATATCTTGGTGTGTTCTTACTAACCAACCCTCATTCTTAATATTAATAATACCTGGACATCTGCTTGTATGTAATACTCTTTCATTTTCTGCATGGTCACCACCTTTTGCCAAACTACCTGTTTTCTTAAAGTCCTTGGCCATATCAATCATCCATTGGTGTTTATACTCTTTAGCAGGTATAATTGGCATA